CTTTTTGTTTCCAGGTATTACAGAGGACTGATTGTAGCCTTCGCTCTCAATTTTTCCTTTTCTAGTAGCCACTGACCCTCCCGTGATGCTGTTGGTGGATTTAAAAATCTTCTAGATCCACAGTACATACAAAATACTTCAAGGTGGTCTACCTTGCTGTACTGTCTATCAATAAACATTCTTCTACTGCATTTGTAGCATTTTATCATTCTTAGTTTGGTATTCCAACAATAATTAAATTCACATCTACTGACATATCACCAGTAGTACCAAATCTTACGATGCCCTCAACCTTTGAAGTGGTCACAGTTTTTAAAACAACTGAAACATTTTTACCAGCATCTGTTCCACCAACGTTGATTGGTGTTGCCGTTGCAATGGGTGCATACTTAAAATCTGTTGGAAAGTCATACGAGAATGAAACTTCTGTTCCAGCGCTTCTTGTAGAACTATTAACAACGTTAATGTACCCACCAATAATTCTTGCTTCTGAGGCTTTTATGCTTTGCTTTCCAATTCCTGGTGTATCAATTGTTACGTACTTGTAGACTGCTGGTGATATTTGAGAAGCAAGATCATTAATTGCAGTCGCCAACTGATAGATGTAAGAAACATCTAATGGTTGGCCTCGCTCTGGTAGTGGTAATTTTGCCATAGTACTATTATACCACTAGGCTAACTATTTCGGTTTCAAACAGAGTTGCGCTGCTGAATCGTTCCTTTGGAAAGGCTGGAACCTGAACTGCTACCTGAACAGAAGTTGCATACTCTGGCTTTACAACTGAATATGTTGTTGTACTAACAGATGCCATATATTTATATGGCTCATTATCCCACTTTAAATAAACATAGAACTCTGAAGTATTACTTGCTGGTGGAGTCCAAACAACATTAACGTATTTCCCAGATCCAGAGAACTCGATAGAGTTTGGAATATCCTCTTCTGGTGGATTTTTTGTTTTGTCAATTTGTGGCAATACAGGAATTTTATTCTGAACAGACCAATGAGATGTTCTATTTTTGTCTTCTGAAACAATTCTATATCTAACAAAATACGCCTGTTCGGTTCCATTATATGCTGGTAATGAAGACTTTAAAATAATAACCTTTTTGATTCCAGCATCTGGATTAGCCATTACCGAACATCCAATGCAAATCTAAATTCTATATAGTTTGTTGTATTTGATAATTTTACGATAGGCTCAGCGTTAGTATTTTTAATAACCGAATAACCAGTCATTCCATATAGTGGATTTGCAGAACTAGTATTTTCTAATCTAATAGCATCTAGGCATACATAAAAGTTTTCAGATACTGCAGAGTTGTCAGTAACGCATGTATATATTCTAACAACATCTACTTGGCTCCAAGTAAAGCCAGTACTTTTGTATAGTTCTTGGAGTTGTTTAGTTGCAACAACATATCTGTTATTAATAAAATCATGTTGTCCTACTCCAGTTCCATTATTAAGATTGACCTGGAACCTTGCCCACTCTCCAGTATTGTGAATATCTGATGAGGCAAATTCAACTAGGATCTTAACATTATCTGGTGCAGCGTCTGACTCTCCATTTTTATTAATAACAGTAAAGGCTAACTTTATCTGATCTGTTGGAGCATTTCTGTTAAAATCTAGATTTGCTCCAGTTAGGTGTATATGATCTGATGTAGGATTTACAACTAGGTTGTTCTCGGCATCTACTGTTAAAGTTGAAACGTCTCCTCTTGATACAACAATATTGTTAAAAAATCTACATCTTTCATATCTCAGTCTTCGTTCTTCATTAGTAAAAATTCTGTTATCTGCGTTTGTCTGAAAAACCTTTTGCGTTCTATTTATTACGTTGTTTTTTAAATCTCCATCCAAAGGCTCATATATAACAGGTATAGATGTGGCAGCAGTAGAGGTGTGAAATTCCCAGTTTTCATCCTGTGTGAATGCATATATTGACTTACTGTCATATGCTCCTGCAGAGGTGTTTGATCCCGCTGAAAATACAGCAACCTCAGTTATCTCATATCTTTCTTCGCTGGGAAGTTCTGCTGTTAATACAAGTTTTGTTATATTGTCTTCTGAAACATATCCACGAGATATGATTGGTGCACGGAACATCTCAAAGTCAAGTCTTACCTTCTTGGAATAGTCTCCAAGAGTTCCATCGGAATTTAATGGCTTTGCTCCACAGCCAAGAGCGATGTATGAGGCGTAGGCTGGCGCCTGCCCCAATAAGTATTTTGCTAAAATATTTTTTCCAGTATCAGTAATCATTGTACCACCCCATATATTGTATCATTATAAAATGATCCAGAATTAAGTATCTGAACCTCTACTTGTTCGTCTTCGTCTAGATTAATAACATTTATTATTAGATTTCCAGTTTCTTCTTCTATGTATACCGTTTCACCGTTAGGGCCTGTCCCAACAGATGGTATTTTTTTATCAAAGATTATTGGAAACTTCTTAAAATAACTTTCCGATGTGTCTTGTAGTGACATTATATTTTGTGGATTATACTGATAATTTAAACTTGTTAGATTTTTTATTGGCTGATAGATAACGCTCTGGCCATTAATAATATCTGATCTTGATATATTTATTATTTCCTGGCCCCCGATATCCTCAAAAATTAGATCTGTCATGACCTCAATTGGCATAGACTCATCGGTTATGAGTATGATGTCTTTTGATGCTGCTAGGACGCCAGTGGATGCCGATGAAGGGGTTGGGGCTGGTAGGTTTGGTAATGCGTCAACCATCTTAAACCTCACTCAAATAAACAGTCATATCTGGCCCCTCTGAACTTTTAGCATAACTTATATTATATACTACAAATCGATCTTTAGGGTCTGATACTTGGTTAACACCAAGACTGTCTGTGTAGTCAACAGTCACAATATCTCCAAGTTGAAGTGTTGGAATAGCAAATATTTTTAAGCCAATAGACCTTCTAGGCTTAACCACCTTATTTACAATCCACTCCATTAAACTGTTTGCGTCGTCTTGAGTTTGTATGTATGGTGTTTCTAAAGAAAAATCTTTTTTGCCATATGTCATTCTAC